CAATACTGTTCCTGAAGATGGAAACGAAGTAGTGCTTGCCATTGTTAAACTTGTAACAGATGTATTAATATCTGCTGAAAGCGTAGATGTAAATTGACCAGTTTTAAAACCACTCCAAGGACCAAGTCCAAAACCAGTTGATGCAACTTCAACCGCAGGTCCAACTGAATAATAATGTTGTACTCTAATACCGCCTGATGTTGATGCTCCTGATCCAGATTCATTTGATCCAACGTCTATTGTAAGAGTTGTAGACGATGGTATAGATTGAACCATAAATTTATTATCATCAAAATTAGCAGAATTAAAATTTGAGTTTGTTATAGAAGTAAAATTATCTAATAATATAATATCAAATTTATTTATATTATGCGCAGATGAAAAAGTTAAAGTTACAGTAGATGATCCGTTTGTTGTGCTAAATGCACTTGTTAAAGTTGTTGTAGCTTTGATAGGATGTATGTCATAAAAAATACCTCCAGAATATACATACAAAATTCTGTTTGTGCCTAAAGCTGCATACTTAATACCTGAAGTATTAACAAAATGATGGAGAGCTGTGTTACGTCCTGTAACATCAATAGAACCTAATTGTGACCAACCTCCTATTTTTTCAGGTGTGCCATATCTAAATCTAACATTATCACCAGAAACCCATTGACCTTCCCCGCCTGTAGCGGTTACTTGTTTATTAAAGCCTGATGCAAATTTTACTTTTTGTAACATAAAAACCAATTATATAAGTTTTTTTACTTTTTGGTAGTCCTATATTTTTTATAAAGAGAGCGGTAAAATGGTATGTGGTGGTTCACCGCCCTCATCATAACTATATTATCTTTTAAACCAAGATGGAAGTCCTAAATGTAGACGTTTGTCAAACATATTATCCTTTGCACCTTTGGTTTTACGATTATTATAGTGCAGAAAAACTTGTATACATTCTTTACCTTTAAATTTTTCTCTCCAATGTTCTAATTCACACCCTCTATAAACTAACATATCTCCTGGTTTAAGATCAACTTTAATGCCTTTCATACCTTCTTTACCAGAGGGCTCTAAATATATTGGCCAATCATCACCACCTAAATTCATAGTAGTTGATATTTCACAACTAAATCTATCTTTATGTCTTTTAAGAACATCACCTTTTTTATAAATTCTAGCATAAGTGTATGCAGGATATAATTTTAATTTTGTAGTTTTTTCCATTATTGGTTGACATTTTAACATTAAAGTTTCCATGGCAATATCTGCATAATGTGAATAAGTGTTAGGAATTTGAGTATCATCATAAGACCCAAGTATATTTTCAAATGGTGATATGTATCTTGTCTGCCTACAAGTATCATATACTTGTTTTTTCATAACAAAGTAATTTGCAACAAAAGTTGCTAAATCTTTTGATATAGCTTTACGAATAATTATGTATTTATTTTTTTTAAAACTCACAGTATTTTAATACTTCCTTCTTGTTCAATTAAATATAAATCAAACGCAATAGTAATTCTTTTATTTTTTCCTTTATGCTTATCAGTATAGTGCGGTATAAAATTTTGAAACAAAGTTAATTTTCCAGGTTTATTTAAACTTTTATATGTCTCTGGATCACATAATTGATTTATTGGATTTATATAATAAGTAGATGTATTTTTACAGTTAACACAAAAATGTCCACCTAAATAAGTATCTGAATTCCAACCATGAGCATGTGGCTTAATGTATTCATTTTCTTTCATAATATTAAACCAACCTTTTATGTATAAAGATTTTGCAGGTTTAACATTAAGTTTATTTAAAAAAGAATTATGTAATTCAATTATTTGTTTTTTTAATTTATTAATTTCTTTATTATTAAAATTAAAAACATTGTAATTTTTATGTCTAGTGGTTGTGTGGTTTTTTAAACCCGTATAACCATCGTTTGTTAATTTTAATTTTAATATATCTTTCTCTTTGTTTTTTAAAAAAGAAGATAATTTTAATATGTTTATTTTTTTTACGACAGTTTCTACCATATAATTATTCCATTCTGGAGCAAAAAAATTATTTTTAGGTGCGCTTTTAAAATTTATAATCTTAAACATCTTTAGCCATTTCTTTTGGTACAGCTTGTATGTTCCAATGTATGAATCTAAATGGCTCCTTTCCATGATCTACTGCGTATTCATGTTCCATGTACCCTGGAAATATAATTAATGTTCCTGGTTTAGGTTTCATATGCACTAATTCTGTTCCAGCTAAAATGTCTTCTTTGTTTGATTTCATTCTTAATTTAGTACATCTTGCACCAGTCCTTGGTTCATGAAATATTGGATAAGATGTTTTTTCGCTGCATTTTAAAAAATAAAATCCTGATACATGTTGATTCCAATGCACGTGTGCTGAATGATGTCCTCCACCTTTTTTAGCAAACTCTTGAACCCATAATTCAGAAAACATAGTTTGATATTGCGACATGTCATATCCCATGTGATCTAAAAATTCCCAAGATTTTTGACCTATGTAATTTCTAAAATCTAAAAAATTATTGTCTAATGTTAATGGTGTTGAATGATAACTTCTTCCAAAATCACCATACTCTTTTATATATTCTTTTTCTTTTTTACGAGCTTCAACAATATATTTATTACTAGCTTTATTTAAAGTTTTTAAAAACTCTGGCCTGTGCTCTGACCAAATTGGTGTCCAAAAATAATTATTTATATATATCATTTTAAAAAAGAAGAATTAAAAGCAATAACTGTTTTAATTTTATCACTAGTGTTAATAGGTGAAGAATGAATTAACCATGAAGGAAAAGTTAAAATAGTTCCTTCTTCTACTTCTACGGGTTTTTCTTTATAAAACTGCGTTGTCATTTTATTATCTGGTAAATCTAAAAAATACACATTAGCAAATTGACATCTTCCATGATTATGCCAACCATGAAAATCTCCTTTAGAATATTGTTGAAACCAAGCGTTTTGTATTTCCCATCTTTCACAATGCCAATTTTTACATAGTTTTACCATTGTGGGTGTAACTGTTTCTTGAAACAATTTTATATAAGGTCTATTAACATCTTTAGGCAGCCAGTAGTCTGTGTTAGTAATTTGTTGACCTTTTCCTTTATGTAAGTTTTTTATTTGTTTAATAAGATTTAACAATTTAGGTTTAACTTCTTGATGATTAAAAACTTTGCTTAATACTTTACCTGTCATAAGTTACCCATCCTGTTATAATATATTTTTTTTCTTTTGGTGCATTAATTCCTTGATGTAAGTGTGTCCATCCTGCTGGCCAAATATAAAAATCACCAGCTTTAGGTTTAGCAATATAATTTTGAAATAAAAACTTTGTGCCTCCTCCACGTTTAATGTTATTTAAAAATATCATAAAAGCAAAAACTCTATTTAAATATTTTTCATCACCATCATTTTCACAATGAATTTTTTTATAGTAATTATTAGGTTCATATTTCATAAGTTGAATAGATCTATTTAATGCCCATTTTTGTATACGTGTATCAATTAAAGGATATGCTTTTTTAAAATTTTCTATAGAGTCAAACAAGGTTTTTCCAAGGTTAAAAAAATCTTTACTGTTTTTAATTTCTAAAGTTATTTCAAGATCATCAAGTTCTTGACTGCCTGCCAATCCTGGTCTAGCTTTGTCTATGTTTTTTTCAAATAAATCTATAAGTTTTTTACATGAAGTTTTAGAATAAGCTTTAGGTATTTTATGTATAAAATTCATTTAAATGGATGTCCTAAGTGCCATACAACAAGAGAGTATCTAGTCCCTGAAGTTACTGGTTTAACTCTATGCCACACAAATGAAGGAAATATAATAATAGAACCTTTAGGTAATATTTCTTTACATTGCACTCTGTGTCTTGATTCATCTCGCATATGTGGATCATAGTTTCTAAAATCAAACTCTAACTCCCCGCCATCATATTCTGAACCATCTGTCAACTGACAAGTCATAGATAATTTTCTAACTTTTCCATGATCTGGTGAATTAGGTTTGTCATAAGGCTTATCCCAACCATCACAATGCCAATCATAGTATTGATTTAATTTATACTTTGTAAATTGACAAGACTCCGATCTATCCCAATCAAAGTTCCAACCTGCATTTTTGTTTGCTTCATGTACATATGGATGTAATTCTCTATATATCCAAGTATCATTTAACCAAACAAGATCAGAATTTCTTTTTCTTTTTAAATCTTTAACTTCTTCTTTATTTAATTTTTTATTACCATAACCACCTGTTCTAGCCATAACCTCTGATTTAGATAAACCATATTCAATTACTTCATCACAAAATCTAGGTGTAAGCGCTGATTTAAAATACCAATAATAATTAGATATATTCATTCGTAGTTAAAATTTATTACAACTCTTATTTTTTTGTCGGTGCAAGATGATCCAGAATGTTTAGTTTTAGAATTAAACTCAATATACTTATTTTCCTCACTATATATTTTTTGACCATTCTCAAACTTAGTATAACCATTACAGTTATTTATATAAAAAATACCTGTTTTACCTTTTAGTTGATCTGTGTGCATACCGTGTTCTATATTTTTATTTGTTTTACCTAATAAATTTGCTTTAACTTTATTTAATTTTTTATATCTTATTTTTGATAAAATTGGTTCAATAAGTGTCATTTGTTCTTTAGAACAATTTACTTGTTGTTTAGATACAAAACCAAATGTAAATTGAAAAAAACTATCTCCTACACTTACCACTCCGTCATTATAATACCAAGGCATTTGATCAGACATTATAAAAGACTGAAGTGTTATAAATTTATCTTGAGGTAAAAAATTTTTATAAATATTCATAAGTTATAGTCTGTACAAAATTTAAACTATCCTTTTGATTATTAGTTAAGTAATACATATTTGTTGATGGAAACATTATAAACATATTGTTTTTAAGTGGTATATCCCAGGATCTATTTTTACGTCTGTTATCATCATAAAGAACTCTAACCATACAATCTTCAACCTTTACACCATATAACAAAGTATAATCTGGTGAATGACGTAAATCTACAGGATCAACATTTAATAAAGGCGCAGTGGTTTCGTTGGGTTTATAAAAATTTCCCCAGGTTTCTTTGTTAACTAAAGAAATTTTATGTTTAACATTTACATAATCTTTAACGTAAGTATTTAACATATCCCAAACTTTAGAAAATTCAAATTTTGAATTTTTTACATGTGATACAAATATGTCTAATGTTAATACGTCTCTTTGAATTTCAAAACCTTTGGGCATTGAAACTTCACCATAATATAAAGCTATTTCAGATAATACTTTCTTTTGCATACCACTGAAAAGTATATATTATCCTCTTGAATTCGTCAATATCCAACCGTTGTTATTATCTGCTTGATATTCAGACTCATCCCAATAATAAGACCATGCATGAGTATGAGCATTGTTTTGAGATTGTTGTTCACTTGATAGTGCTGGTGAATTTCCTAAAGGTGATTGCCATTTAGCAGCTGAGTTATTTTTAGTCCAAGAACCATAAGGTTGTGGAGGCCAAAAAATTTCATTTCCTGAATCCCACGTATAACCTATTGCTGCATAATTTCCTCTAAATGCTTTAGAATTATCACCAGATGTGTGAGTATTATTTATGGTATTGTAAGAAGTTTGTATCCATTTGTTTGCAGGCCAATTATTGTGTGTTTGTAAATACTGTTGTCCTACTGATTCGGTTTCAACATCTTCACCATTCAACATATCAGAATTGTTAAGTCTTACAACTTGTAAAACTATATTGCTGTTATCTATTTTTGCAAAGTGTGCCATATTTTTCCTTATTCTTGGAATTTATACCTTATTATAACAATTCCTGATCCACCTGCAGCTCCTGATGCAGGAGCTGGTTCAAAACCTCCGCCTCCACCGCCACCGCCAGTGTTTGTCGTTCCTGCTGTCAGGCAAGCATTATTGTCACCAGGACCCGCTCTTCCGCCAGATCCGCCACCGCCAACGCCAGGAGGTCCTGCAGTTCCATCAAATTGTCCACCTTTACCATCAGATCCGCCGCCACCACCGCCAGCAAAATATCTTGTTGAACCAACTGGACCCGGAGTTCCATAACTTGGGGCAGGTGGTCCTATAAATGCTGCAGCTATAAAAGATCCAGCTCCACCTCCTGCTCCAGTATAGTTGGAGCAAGTAGTTAAACCAGGAGCACTGGCTCCACCGCCGCCTCCGCCATTGGTGCTTTCTATACCAGCATCATAACCTTTTCCACCAGGGTTTCCTTGAGGTGGACTTACTGGAGGAGTGTTTCCTGCACCTGCAGGCATTCCTTGTCCAGGATTTGTTCTAGGTCCTCCACATTCATGGCTACCTTTACTTCCACCGCCTGAACCGCCTGAACTTAAAGGCGAAGGTGCCCATCCACAGCCATTTGTTAAAATCCCTGCTCCGCCACCACCGCCAGCAGATGTTATACTTGAAAAAACTGAATTACTACCTTTTGATCCACTTCTACCATCAGTTGCAGGAGCGTGTCTTCCAGCGTCGCATGGTCCAGTTCCCGCTGCACCACCTCCACCTACAGTGATTGGATAACCTTGTGCTGAAATGGGTAAGGTGCTACCAGACGCTAAAGGTGAAGTTGTAGGAGAAGGTAAACATAATCCATTAGACATTCTAAATCCTCCTGCACCGCCACCTCCTGCGCCAAAATTACCACCTCCGCCACCACCAGCAACAACTACATAATCTGCAACATTATTTCCTTCTGATCCAGCACAAGAAACACAAAATGTTCCTGGTCCTGTAAAAACGTGTGCTTTAAAATTACCGCAAGTAACGATTGTGCCTCCAGTTGCTGTAATAAACGAAGGCCCTGCTGCAGAGCCAGAACCAAAACCTAAAACTTGATAACCAAAAGATTTACCTTTAAAATTTTTAGTATTTTTAGTTCCTTTTCCATTAACTTTGTTAGATATATTTATTTTATCTTCATTTCTCATTTACTATCTCTTATGCATCATTCTTAGCATCAGTTGTAAAGAATAATTTAATACCCAATAGTTTAGCGTCGGCAGTTAAACCATCTGCTGATACATCTCTTTGTATTTGAAAAAATACATATTCATCTGTGCTTGGTGAACCTGCTATAGTAACTGCTCCACTTTCTGCTGTAACTGCTAAATCATTTGCTGTACCACTCATGGCTTTTGCAGTTGCAACGACTGTTGTTCCAAATGCTGTATTAAGCGCACCATCATCTGCAAGTGCAACACCCGCTAATCCCCAAGCAGTTGTACCTGTATTTGTTGTGTTAGCTGTAAAAAAAGCTTGAAAAGTCACTGTGCCCTCGTTCCATGATTTTGGAAAAGCGACAGCAAATTGTGCAAATTCATCTGAGTCTTTATCAAAATCTAAAGTTTTTATTTCTGGGCCATTTGATAATTCTGTTTGTGCTAAATCGGCACAACCGTTTGTGCTGTTAGGGTACATAGCTACAGCTGGAACCCATATAGTTTCTTTACCTGCTTCTTTAAGTGTTCCTACGCCATCTAATTTATTTATTTCTGCTGCTGTGGATGTAATAGCCGTTCCATTAATTGCTAATTTATCTGTTACAACATTAAATGTTGCATTGTCTTCAATTCTTGCAACTTCTGTACCATCTCTTTGTTGAAAAATAATATCTTTAGTATCGACTATTGGTTTAATAATAACATCGCTAGATGAGTTAGATATTCTTAAAACTTCTGTACCACCAGCTTTAAAATTAAAATCATTACCTGCAGCATCTAATATAATATCTGCTGCTGCATCAATTGTTAAATTGTTAGCTGATATAGTTAAATCTGTTCCATCACCTTCAATTTTTTCTGAATCTCCACCAAATATAATACCAACGTTATTTGGAATATGTATATCTGATGTTGCTGTTAAATTAAGTTTAGCACTAGAAGCTATTGTTAGATCTGTTCCATCACCTTCAATTTTTTCACCATCATCACCAAAAGTCATTCCAACATTTTGTGGAACGTTAATATCTGTTGTAGCCGTTAAATGTAAATCATTAGATGAATCTATTGTTAAATCAGTTCCATCTCCTGTAATTTTTTCTCCTGCATCACCAAATCTTACAAAAGAATTGTTTCCTAAAATAATGTCATGATTAAATGTAGCAGAACCGGCATCGCTACCATCAAGAGTTAACATAGTAATATCGGAACTGTCATCTGTCCCTTTGAATATAATATCTGTATCGTTGGCTGTTGCATCAATTGTAATATTTCCTGAAGAAGTTGCAAGTGTTACTGCCCCATCTCCTGTAGAAATATCATCTGCTGCTATACTTGAAGCGGTAACTCCAGTTTGAAAATATGTTTTTAATGTTGTGACATTAGTCATTCTCATTGTGCCACCATCATTTACAAGTAAGCCATCTCCATCTGCAACTGCTGTAGTGCCTCTTGCAGTTCCACCATCTATTAAATTAATTTCTGCTGCTGTTGCAGTTACATTTGTTCCACCAATATCTAGTGTTGTTACAGAAATTTCTCCTGCAACTGTTGCAACACCATCCGCTAATGTAATTAAATCTGTGTCATCAGTATGACCAATAGTTGTTCCATTAATTAAAACATCATCAATATCTAGTGAACCACCCGTAATTAATCCTGTGGTTGTAATTGTAGATGATCCTGTATCGATATTACCAAATCCTGAAGTAATTGATCCAGAATCTAAAGCACCTGTTGTAACAATACTAGAACTTCCTGCTACTGCCCCATAAATTGAACCAATGGCTGTACCATTTATTGTAATGGCGTCTGCTTCTAAAGTTCCATCTATATCTGCATTACCAGAAATATCTAAAGTAGCTGCATCTAACTCACCAGATAAAGTAATATTAGTAGCACCAGTAATTGCACCATCCATAGCAATAGCACCATTAATATCAATTGTTGTTGCAGCGATCTGTATTTCTGTGTCTGCAACAATATCTAATTGGCCATCTGTAGATGAATTAATGTATAAACCAGTATCTCTAAAAAGAAGTTTATTAGTTGAATTTAAAGTTAACCCTGTTCCATCTGTATGGGTTAAAGTCGTATCTGAATCTGCACCAAAACTTAATACTGCAGAATCACTTAATAGTTTAAGATCATCACCAAGTACCGCATCTTTTGCTACAGATAAACCACCATCAGTTTGTAATGAGCCATCTGTTGTAGAAGTTGCTTCAGTAGTATCATCTGTTTTTACAATACCACTAGCTGTTATCGTAGTAGCAGTTAATGCTTGTGCAGCAATCGTACTACCTGCTTGTGCCGTAAAAGTATTTGCTGTAAATTGAAAATCATCTGCTCCAGCAATTTTAATATCTATTTGATCATCTGTATCTGCTGTAATCGTTGTATCGCCGTCAGCATCTAAAACTAATTCTCTTCCTTCCATGTCAAGAGAACCACCAAAACCTGCATCAACAAGATTTGTTCCGTCTGAATAAACAAGTCTTGTAGTTTTTTCTGTCGTTCCAAAAGTTATACCTGTTCCTGATGCTGTTTTAAATTGAACTGTGTATGCACCTGATGTGCCATTTGTTACAATGTAAACTTTTTCTATTGAATCTGGCACAGTTACAATAGAGTTACCTGATATTGTACCTGTTAATTTTATAACAGCATGTCTTGCAACTGATGTTGATTCTGTTGCATCACCATCTGTAATGCTTAATGCTGTAGTTCCACCACTAGTTACTGCTTGTTCTACATAACCAGCAATAGATTTTTCTATAATTTGTAAATTAGTATTAGTTTTTGTTCCCCAAGTACCGGCGTTTTCGCCAGTTGCCATTAGTTCTATACCGAGATCTGAAAATGTTGATGCCATAATTTATCCTATTGTGGTGCTGACTTTACAGGTATTCTAACTGTTCCGTCAGTGTAATCATCCCTTCTTCTTCTACCAATTTGTTCAGCGGCAAATGTCTGCACTGCTTCTTTATATTTTCCTTCGTAAAGTTGCAACATATCCATGGGTCCTTTTAAAAAAGCATACGCTTCTGCTAGACAACAGTATAACAGACCATTTGAAAAATTCATACTAATATAATTAGTATCATTATTTTCTAATAATGCTGGAACTGCGTTGTAGTGTATTTTGTAAGCAAATGTCCCACTTGGTGTTGGTGATACAATAATAGATCCAGAGTTTGATGAGCTTTCTCCAGTTGCTCCTGTATCTAGCATTGCATAATATTTTGGTGTTCCAGTAGATGTAGTTGCTGAAATATATTCTTCTAAAAATGTAATATCTTTTTTTTCTAGGTATGTATTAGCACCAGTATAAGTAGATCCAGTTGCAGTGTAAACCTGTACTGCCCTAATAAATACAGCTCCAGCTGGTACAGTTACAGTTCCTGTTCCAGATGTAAAATTACCTGTAGATGTTTTTCTATCTGCATCAATAGGCATATCTCTAAAAATTCTATATTGTGCATTTAAAATAATATTTTCTATAACTGAATCTGACAATACAGTTGAGTCTACTTCTGTGTAGCTTCTTATTTGTGTTATTAATCCTGATGCGCTTAGTCCTGCCATTATGCGTTAAGGGTTACTGGTCCAATTGAAATTGGAAACCCTCCTCCTTTCACTCCACCTGCTGTTGCTGTGTTTGTTTGAACAGTAAAGTAGAAATTATCTGATGTATTTGTCGTGACTCTTGAACCATCAACAAACTTACCTGTAGTAATAGCATACCCTGCAGCTTTTGCAATATTCGATCCTGCTATACCATCAAAAGATGCTGGATTTGCATAAGTGCCAGCAAGTTTAGGTGCTCCTCTAAATCTATATGTTGTTCCATTTGTTAATCCGTGTCCCGGAGCATGGACATTTATTACACTAGAACTTGCTGCATAAGTTGTAAATGGATTGTGTGGTAATAGTTGTGTAACATCCTCTTCTATTCTATCTGGTCTTGCATCTTTCAATGCTTGTGCATCCCCACCATGTGGTTTTGGTTGTATCTGTGGATGTTTATGTTCAAATTCTGATTTATGAACAAACATACCATTCCACTCTTTGACCATTTCATTGTATGGAAATTCCATTCCTGATCTGTCAGATATTGCTTTTGCGTATTTTCCTCTTGCTATTGCCATTATTTTTTACCTTTACGTAATTCTCTTATTTGAGTTGCTTTTATATCTCTATATCTTTGAGTACGTCCTATTCTTGCATGAATATCTATTTCTTTTGGACCTATACCACCTTGTTGTTTAACTTTTATGTCTAATTGTTTTTCAACGTTTTTGCCTGGAAATTTTTTAGATTTTTTAAAAAGTTTTTTTGCTATTACTCCCATTCCTTTAGTTATTATTGTCATAATTTTCTCCTATATGTTTGGATAATAATTTTTTGGAGTTATGTATGTACTAGCAGCAGAGCCATCTTCAGCTAAAGCTCTTGCTAATTCATCTTCGTATAATAACTTCATTGTTTGTGTTAATTGTGGATTTACTTTTTGACTTAAATAAAAAGCAAGTCCTGAAACCATACAAGGCACGAATCTGTATGGCACGTTAGTTGCATCTGTGTAAGTTGAATCTGCATCTTGTAATCTTTTTACATAATAAAAATGTAAATCTTTAGATGCGTTTGATGAGTCAGCTGTTGGATAAACAGTTAACGTTGTTTTGTCTACAAATCTTTGTACAAAATATTGTGATGGTGTTCCTTTAGATAATTTACTTGATAAAGCAGAATATGCAGATCTAGCTATTTTAGTTAATGAAGAATCAGATTGAGTTGTTTGTGTTCTATTACTTCTTAATGTTGCTTCAAGAATATCTGCAACACCATAAATATCTGCTGGATTTGTTACAGAACTTGTGCCATCACCACTTGCTCTATAAAAAGTATATTCAGCTTGTCCTTCAATTAAATCAATATTAGCTTCAGCAACTTCCCAATAGTGAATACCTCTATTACCCCATTCTTGAAAAAGAATGTTAAGAGATCTTCTTGCTGTTTTTAATTGATAACCAGAACTTGATTGTACGCCAAGTCTTTCATAAGCATCTTGTATAATTTCATCAACAGCAAATGTTTTGTCGAACGTTACTGTTCCGGAAGTAGTATTAGCCATCTGCTACCTC